GTAGACATGATAATAAAAATTAAAGGTTTGAAATGATTGTGATAATTGATAAGATGCCGATGATGACTAAGGTCCAGACAGTGGCCTCAGCTACCTCGCTACGCGTTAAATTTTTAAGTGATTCTCTCATTTGGATAGATAAATTTTAATTAATTGATTACAATAATTTAAGTCTTTGCAAATATCTGTTTGAGTTATAAGCTCAATATAATCTGCAATTTGCTTAGATGTCAAATTTCTAAGCGAGGATAATGGCAATTTAGTTGCCATATCCTGCAGGTGTAACGTCTGTAATTTTGTAAGAAAAATTCTTAGCGTAATCAGAAGCGATGTTCTTGTAATTTGAGTTCCAGCGATCTGCCATAATTTGTAAGTGAGCTGGTAATTGAATTTTGTTTGCTGTGTTTTTGATAGATTTTTTCATTTTGTTTAGATGTTTATCTTAGCTTCGTTGCTTTCGATATGTCAAAGGTACACAAAGATTCTGTATTAAAAAATTATTTTAAATTTATTTTTATTATTTAGTGAATTATTTATTTAACGGTAACAAAAAAGCCCAGAGATAACATCCCGGGGCTTTTCATTAATCATCTAAACCTATAAAAACACTATGAAAACAATTAATTACATTACAAATCTACACAATTTTTCCGTCTTTTATCATAAGATTCTGAACTTTTGACAAGCCGTCTTTGATTTCTACCAATGCGAACCCATGATTATGCTGTGCGAACGGATAGTATTTAGGCGATAAGTGAGTCAGGCACCCGGTAGAATAGGAATGAATGAACTTTTTAAAGCCATTCTTCTTGATTGTGCTGGTAGTTCTGTGGACGTGACCGATCAAAGTATTGCAGAAGGTCTTATTGAATGTAGTCTGCGAAGGATTCATTCCTCCAGCCATTATCTCGTGGCCGTGGCACACTAACAAATCACCCATTTCCATCCCTTGCCAATCCTCAACCCACTCGATTTTCAAGTGATCCATTCTGAAGAACTTATCGAACTGCAATTCGTGCAATCCAGCGAACTCCTCAGCCTGGCTAAACAGATAGCGCTGGAATCTATTCTCGTGATTCCCTGCCTTAAAGTAGATAGGGATTAAAGGGAATATATCGCGTAGCTTCTGAAGGAAGTTTCTGGCCATCTCTATCTCGCGCGGAAAGTCTCTGAGGTCTTTCTCCTTTTCGTGGCGTGAAATGGAATAGAAATCGAACGTATCCCCGTTTAAATAAAGGCAATCGATCTCTTGCTCTCTTAGATATTTAATCGCGCAGGTAAGCGCTTCTAAGGAATGGAAAGGGACGTGAATATCAGATAGTATTCCGATCTTTTTTAAGTGATCTGGAAGGCGCGCACTGGTGTATTCCTTGCCTATCCCTGGCTCAATGCCAAAACTATCCAGCTCATCCAGGTTAAATGATTCAATCTTCGCGCTTGGTCTGGTTTTCTTGTAGTATTCAGAGCGCGATTTGACCGAAATGCCTAGCCTAGTGATCTTCTTGTGAAGTTGCTCCTGGCTTGAATAGCCATAAGACTGCCAGTTTTCCCTTTCGAAATCTGCTCTAGTCAGGTTAGTCGAATAGAAATGCTTTTTAATCGCCTCATTCTTACTGATTTCGTCGTTCATATTCTTCCATTAGTTGGTCCACAAGGAACTCAATGTTATTTAATAGCTTCATTCTAAGCACGAAGCCAGCGTCATCAATATGCTCGATGGCCTCCATGACTTCAATCATTTTATCAAGCGTTTCCGTGGTAGGATTTCTAGGATTTTCGATCGGTTCTATATCTATTTTATACACGCAGTCCAAATTTGACGAATAACCAAGCCACTAACATGATCGCCTGGCCGAATAGTAACATGATCACCCAGGTAGGAACCCGGTATTTGATGATTTCTCTGTCTCTGTATTCTATAATTCTAGCCTGAGAGTTTCGATAATTGTTTTCGATTTCATGGCGAATAGAATCAATATCGATCGTCGCTCTGATCTGTCCTTTGTCTGACTTGATTGTCACTGATCCATTTGGAAGGACCAGGCGTGAATAGAATGTAGATAGTAAACCAGATGAGTCACATGGATTAGTGATTACTAAAGTGTCATGGACCGCTCTGAACTTCTCGATTATTTTCTCTGACTTTACTGTGTCGATTCTAAGCGTCTCTTTGTACTCAGTGACTGACTTATTAGACTTGCATGATAAGGATGCAACACAAGCCAAAAGAATGATGAATTTTTGCATGATTATGAGAAGTAAAGATCAGCCTCCGCCTGGCGTCTGCGTGTTAGTCCAAGTAAAACCTTTCCGCCTCCTTTGTTCCACTTCATAAACTCAGCCCGGATCGTAGTATCGTTTGGATTTTTGTTTACTTTTTTGATCAAGGTAGACTTTTGCAAGTTCCCCACACCTACATTATAGGCGAAGGATGTAAGCGCATCGAATTGATTTTGGTTGATGTCATCCCGACAGAAAGAATCGACGCCTTTCTCATAGGATGTAAGAAGGAATTTAAGTAACTCCTCAGCTTTCTCTTTGGTGATTGCCGGATCAGTCAGTTTGACCTTGGCTCCAGAAGGATAGTAGGTATTTCCGTAGCCAATAGTCGGAATCCCAGCAGGACATTGGTAGGGCTTTAATTTAAGCCCCTCAAATCTTTTTATTAGATCGAGTCCTTTTTGGCTTGCTTTCGTTACTTTCATCAATTATCCCTAGTTTGGTTTTCAGATTTGAATTTTCGGATTTCAGTGAGTGAACCTCCTCGGTAAGGATGTCGATCTTGTCGCTTAGTTCCTTCACCTTGTCAGACATTTCTTGAGCCATCTGTCTCCAGATTTCAATTGCTTTAGTAGTTTGATCGAGCTCTGTGGTTGTGATCTCAGCCTGCTCTTTTCGTCTACCTACCAGCCATCCAATGAAGGCCGCGATTGCACCCGTCACAGATTGCCCAAGAATGTCATTAATATCCATTAATTAGTCTTTTTTCAAAACTTGTAATAATTGCGCTTTTGCTAGGATCGTGAAACCTTCAGAATCCTTAATAAAATTTTTGATTGTTTCCTGGTCACTTGAGTCTAAGTCAAGAACCTCTCCTTTGTTTAAGCTTACCGCCCAATCCCAGAACTTCAAGGCATCGCCTTTGGATCCCTGAGCTAAAGCGTTAGCTAATAATTTACCTGCATTTGCACCCTCAATAGGTTGCTGATCTAACCCTAATAGGTCAAAATTGAAATCTAATTTCATCGTTTGGTTTGTTTAATTTATTAATCTATAAATAGATAGCAAAAGTCCTAGATTTTTGCAGGATCAGACCATGGTAGTCCGTAGTTCACAATCGGAGGATTCAAAAAGTTCTCTATTTGTGCATCTAAATTCGCCTCGATTGCCTCCGTATCTAGTCCAGCTTCTAGCCAGCCTTCGACCATTTCTTTTGTGACCTCATCGTAAGGAGTGAAGCTCGCTTCGTGTGGTGCATCGACTGCTAAAGCTCCGTAAGTGTCAGCCGTGAAGTGAATCACATCCTCTTCGTATTGCTTTTGCGCTCTGTAATGAATTACAGAAATTACTTTGTCCATTCCGTCAAGGGAAGGGATAGAGTCTAATTGAGATATTACGAAATTTATCATTGTTTATTATCTTTTAAGTATGACCATTTAAAACCTCTGTGTTGTATTTGTACGTTATGGCAACATTTCCAAACACTTGATTGATAAAATCCACCTTGTTTTACTGACTTAGTAGATTCCCAAATCTTAATAATATTGCCATCTAAATCTTTTTGCACCACTTCAAACTTTTGCTTTGATGCTCTTATTTTATCCTTTCTTTCTTGGCTAAACTTTGTACCAGTGCAAGGATGTCCGTGTTCTTTAAAGTAATTACTAACATATTGTTTGAACTCTGTTGTTCTTACTTTACCTTTATTAGCTATACTTATTTTTTTATTTACTTCCTCTTGTGGAGTTATTCTAAGCAAGTGTTTTGTATTACCCATTTGGGCTTTACTCATTTTATGCCTAGTCTCTTCTGATATTATAAGACCAAAATTACCCTCACCCCCATCCGTTAAATTACACAAAGTACCTAATCCTAAATTATGCCTACCATATAAAGCGATAAACTCTATTTCTTTTACTCTAGCTTCTTCTATACTAATATCATCAAATACTATTTCTATCTTGTAATCAGTCTTATTGACTATACGCTTCCAATATATATTTCTATCTCTTTTAGATACTGCTCTTTTAAAATATGGAGCACTTCCAATTCCAATGTAAAATACTTGGTTTGTGTCTAGTCTAATATGTCTGTAAAGATAAGGCATTGAATGTAAGTTATTTGTATATACAATTTACAAAAAGAATGCCATATTATTTATTTTCTTTAAAAGTTGCTTTTACATTTTTAAAACCTTCGCTTAATTCTAAAAATTCTCTTTGATATTTACTAGAATTAATTTCTTTTTTTACTCTATCAATTCTAACATTTGCATCGTCATTAGTATCATCATAAACTATTATTAGTTTTAATTCTACTTTTTTGAATGCCATGTTATTTATTTTCTAAAGTTTCAATTTTTAATTTCAATTCCTTTATTGCTTGTACCATTACTGGAACGATTTTTGAATAGTCTACTTGTTGCAGTTGCTCTCCATCTTTTATTCCAAAAACTGCAAAAGGCAAAACTTCTTGAAGCTCATGAGCAATAACACCGTAAGACCTTGTATTGTCAGACTTCCATTCATAATCATAAGTCTTAATTTTATTAATTATATCAAGTCCTATGTATGATTTAAAATCTTGTTTAAGTCTATAATCAGAAGTTGTATTATATAAAGTTAAATTTCCTGAAGTTGCAATTGAACCAGTATTTGTAACTCCTCCAGCTCCATCAGATTTATAAAAATAAATCAATCCATTATCAGTTGTTAATCCTGAAGATATTTGCATATATTTTCCGGAATTATTTCTAAATAATATCCCACCTGTATTTAAATTAGCTCCAGCAGCGCCAGATAATTGCCAATATAATTCCCCTTCGCTAGTAATCCGCATACGTTCGGTATTGTTAGTAGCAAATCTTGTATAACCATCTCTTGGATTCCATAATTCAAAATCAGTTGTATTAGTAACTGACGGATTACCCATATAAAAGGTATCTGTACTTGTTTGTCTAAAAGTAATACCTCCAGTTTTACTAGCAGAGTCTCCGGAAATAGTTAGCATATAACTACCTTGTGGTGCCGTCGTTCCTATGCCGACGTTGCCAGATGGATTAATGTAAATTCTTTGCGTATAAGTTGCGTCACTAGCTCCAGCTGATTGCAATATTGCAAAATCTCCATAAGCATTAATATCATTACCAATAAGCCACCATCTACCATTTGTAGTATCAGTAGATTTCATTTTTATTCCACCTCCTGCTGTAAATGAATTAATTGTTGCACTTGTTGCCGTAACACTACTCGAAAACGTGGCTGCGCCACCGTTATTAGCTAATTTTAAAGCATTATACCAAGCTCCTGCAGTTCTATTATAAATATCTATATTAAAATCTTCAGCAACATTGTTTCTAATAGAAAAACTATTTCCACCAAACGCTCTAGCACCTAATGTGTCAGAAATAGATGCTGTATAAAAATTAGCATTAGATGTAACTTGTCCACTAAACGTGGCTGCGCCTGTGTTTGCAATTGTAAGAGCTTTATTAAAACTTGTATTTTTTACATATAACTCAAATCCACCACTTGTATTTAGATTAAATCCGAATGCTTTGTCTCCAGCAAAATTTGCAAATTGAGCAGTTAATCCGCTTGCATAAGTATCGCTTAATACATTTGAAACTAAATACATTACCGCCTTTTGGCTTGTCCCAGTTCCATCAATTTTAAAAGATTGTCCAGCTATTAAGCCTTCTCCAGTTGCTCCTTCGGATGGATTATTAGCTCTTACCGAACTGCTAAATAAAGCACTCGTACCGCTTAAAGCTCCAGTTAAAGTGCCACCTGCTAAAGGAAGGTAAGTGCTTGAAGCAGTTGCAATAGTTAAATAAGTAGAAGATGCCGAAGCAGTCGTTAAATAAGTAGAGTTATCGTAGCTTATAGTGCTACCCGATATTTTCACAAATCCAGTTCCTGACAAAGGAGCTTGGTAATCTGTGCCAGCTATTGCCGAAGTGATAAATCCTAAAGCAGTAGTTTTTAAAATCGAATTAGTTGCATACCCAAGCTGAATGTCAGCACTAAAATAAGAAGTCCCTAAAACACTAAATGCTCTACCAGTTCCAGCATTACCTATACTTAGTGTAATGTCAGCACTATTTTGCGACAAAACTAATCTAGTTCCAGTTACTGCTCCAGTAAGTGTGCCACCAGCCAAAGGCAAATATGTAGAAGATGCCGAGCTTGTAGTTAAATAAGTACTAGAATCTATTGAGCCATCAGCTTTTAGAAATTGCGCAGAAGTACCACCCGAGCGAATGATTTGCCCTACCGTTAAATTACCTCCGAAGGTTCCGTTTCCAGTTGTACCTATTGTAAATCTAGACTGTGAATTAGTTACATCGTAAATCGTAAAGGTTCCGTCTGTATTCGAAATAAAATAGTCCGGATTGTTATCTGTATCCGTAAAATATAAACGCGGATTTGTAGCGCTTAAAGTTAAATCCCCCGTAAAGGTTGCGCTAGTTCCATTTAATGCACCCGTCAAAGTTCCCCCAGCTAAAGCTAGATAAGTTGAAGCTGCGGAGCTTGTAGTTAAATAGGTGCTATTGTCGTAACTTATTGTCGTTCCCGAAATTTTAACGAATCCAGTTCCATAAAGTGCCGCTTGTTTAGCGTTAAAAGTTGTCCAATCAGCAGAAGTTAAATAGCCATCTTGTGAGCTTGTCGCGGCTGGTATACTAAATACTCCGGTGCCACTATTATAAGCCAAAGGAGACGAAGCAGAAAGTGCCGCTCTCGCTCTAGTATCTGTAAACCATCTATTAGTAGGACTTGCTAGCTCCTGGATGTCATCCGTATCTAAAACCACAGCACCCACTAAGGTATTAACTGAACTAACCCCCGAACCTATGGCAGTGCCTAGATCCGAAATTGTGGTCTTGAATAACTGACCAGTGGTAGGATCCGCAATAGGGAATAAATCAGTGACTAAGACTGAAGGCTTGGATACTAATTGAGAGACTTTTTTATTTGCCATTAGGAAGGATAATTAAAATTTGTAGGAACTTGACAGCGATCCGATAACATCGGGAAGGAGACAGTCACGTCTGCCTTTACGCCAGCCAAGTAGTCCTCTTCTTTCTCTGTGAAAAATTCTAGGTTTACATTGTCAGCTATATCCCAGTCAAACTTAGGGTATCTCATCATTGATACAATATCCTGCGCGATCAATAGCTGATCTGATAGGACATCATTCTCATTTGATTCATCCTGAAGCTGGCGATCTAAGAAATAAAGTGAGAAGTTAAGGCTCAATTCCTTCGCTGCGATCGAGGATCCAGTCAAAGAAAAGAACATAGCCGGATAAGTATTATCCGTTTGCGATAGAAACTCCCATACATCACCAAAATAAACCGTGTTTATCTGGTCATGCGCGGAGGCTAAATCACTTATTAGCTTGATCGTTTGATTTAATGTCAGCTGTCTTGGTGCCATTCGTTTGGGTAGCCAGGTAAACCTGGAGTTTTTTGATGTTTTTTGTGCTGTATGCTTTAGGCATCTTATTTATATTTAGCAGATTCCATTCTCGCCTTGGTATCTTTCTTCAAAGCTCATAGGCTTGCAGTCATAATCATCACCTAACCAGATCGAAGCCTGGTAAGCGTCACGCTCTGGCTTGATAATATCAACACCGGTGCCGTAATTAACATACTCCTGGAACTTGTCAGAGGTTGAAGATACCTGCTTTAAATGCTTGATTAATCGCTGAGTGTAAAACTCCGCGCGCGTTCTGTATCTTGATGCCACATCGATCAGGTCCTGCATCTGAGGCGTCTCTGTGTTCTCGCTATTCTTGCGCACTAAGCCCTTATTATAGAACTGATAAGACAAACCCACTGGAAGCTCTGAAAGCGTATAATAAACCAAAGGATTCGTGATGAAATTATCTAATAAGTCCACCTCATCCGCGTTCAGATTATTGTTTTCAATGCCGTCCTGCAAGCGATTGTATAAAGCAGTTCCCAAAGCAGGAAGCAAATACATATCTTGAGCAGTCAATATCTCTGGAAGGATCAATTTGTCATCCACATTGGTATGCAATGCGCTTCTTTCCTTGATCGTGTTTACGTTTATAAAGCAGATATTTTTCATTCCTTAGTCTTTTTTAATTACTACCTGAGAAGCCCAGACGTGACGGCAAGAAGGAGAGTGTTCTCCGTCTGGCATTGTCCACCATCCACCTCTACGATCAAAAACTGAATAGCCTAATCTTAAGCTGATCGCTTCGATCTCTGCTCTTGTATAAAGTCTATCTAATTCCATTAATCTCGCACA